ACGTAATAGTGATTTGCCTGTAGCAGGATCAACAGCTAGTGTATAAAATTGTCTAGTTTCATATCCACTTTTAGGAGCATCAGCTTCTGCTTGTTGGATCACACGATTATTAATATCTAATTCTGTGTTATAAGTGCTGAGTAAATCTTTAAGTGTAGTATCGCCAACTGGATCGCCATTTGCATCTAGTGCAGGCTGATTGAGAATGTCTGCAAACTGTTGACTATCCACAATTTTAGTACATTTAAGTCTATACAAATGTGGATACCATGTACTACTAAATCCTTCTGTTGCTCGTCCTACGTCTGCAATTACATAATAACGTGGCAACCCAAAGTCGAAGTCATTAAGAGCAAACTCATCTCGTAAGTGAGGAAGCTCAAATACATCACCACTCATAGGCTTGCGCCCAATGGTATTGATAATATCATTAATATGCACAGTCATGTAAATTGTGTCGCTATCAATGAACAACCCAAACTGGCTTAGATTAAAGTCAATGTTTGCAACATTATAATGCCCACGTAATTTGTAGATTTCTGTGTCATATTTTCTATCACGATTTTCTAAAAATAGCAAATCTTGAATATTTGTAGGATTCAATGCACCGTACACTGGCTGATCCGCAGTTCCAGAGTTTTTTACAGGTGGCCCGAGATACTTGTGCAAGTACACATCAGTGCCCCCAACTTGGAACATTTCGCTGGCTTGACGATCTATAAACTTATAGTCGTTGCCTCTTTCTGGTTTGTATAAGGATAAACGTGGCATATGATATTTATCGTATGATAAATATGTATGGAGAACTTATATGGACGATCTACCATCATCAACGCAATCTGACTCATTAATTGAGCGAAATAAAGTGTTTAGCTATGTTAAACAAATGCTAGGAGATGGCATGGTTGAAGTGGAACTAGATCCTATCCACTACGAAACTGCTTTAGACCGTGCTTTAACACGCTATAGACAAAAAAGTCCAAATGCTGTAGAAGAGAGCTATAGTTTTCTTGAACTTATACAGGATCAAAATGAATATAGATTACCAGACGAAATTATCACAGTACGTCAAGTATTTCGCCGTGCTATTGGTAGCCGTTCCGGTATGGGTGCTGGTGGTACTTTGTTTGAACCCTTTAACTTGGCATATACAAATACATATTTGATGTCGGGTAGTATGATGGGCGGACTAGCTACCTATGAACTATTCAGCGGTTATCAAAAACTTGTAGGACGTATGTTTGGTAGTTACATAGAATTTCATTGGAAACCAACTACTCATATTTTAAATATTCTACAACGCCCATTCAGCCAAGGCGAACAGATTCTTATTCAAAGTTATAACTTCCGTCCTGACTGGGTATTACTACAAGATATCTATGCCAAGCAATGGCTCAAAGATTATACCTTGGCAGTTTGTAAAGAAATGCTAGGCGAAGCACGTAGTAAGTTTGGAGCAATCGCTGGCCCAGGATCTCCTATTACCTTAAACGGTGCCGCATTAAAAGCCGAAGCAAAAGAAGCATTGATTAATTTGGATAAAGAAGTCGATACTTACGTAGCCGGCGGAACTGGATATTATTTCGTATTAGGTTAAGAAATTTCTTGACCTTGTAATAAAACTGTTATATACTAGAGTTAACTTTAGGGGGCTCTATGATTATAGGTGTATGCGGTTTTATTGGTTCAGGCAAAGATACGATTGCCGATTATCTTACTAACTTTCACGGTTTTCGACGAGAATCGTTTGCAAACTCCCTTAAAGATGCAGTAGCACAAGTGTTCGGTTGGGATCGTACTATGCTAGAAGGCCGTACAAAAATGGCTCGCGAATGGCGTGAACAAGTAGATCCATGGTGGGCAGAACGTTTGAACATGCCTAATCTTACTCCACGTTGGGTGCTACAATACTGGGGTACAGAAGTTTGCCGCCGAGCATTCCACGATGATATCTGGATTGCTAGTTTAGAAAATAAACTCCGTAATAGTAAAGACGATATTGTTATTTCAGACTGCCGTTTTCCTAATGAAATTAAATCCATCAAAGACGCAGGCGGCATTGTAGTTCGAGTAGTTCGTGGTCCCGAACCTGAGTGGTATGAGGCCGCGATTAGTGCAAATCGTGGCGGTGACGGTAACTTAACATGGGCTACTAGCAAAGCTGTTTTAGAGCGAGTAGGTATTCATGCTAGCGAAACTGCATGGGTTGGCACCAAGTTTGATGCTGTACTAGACAACAACAATACTATCGACGACTTGTTTGCCCAGGTTAAAGATCTGGTACAAGATCCCCTTGCTTCCAGCGAATCCCTTCCTTATGCAGAACACGCTGACAATTTGCACATACCGTCTTAAGATTGATAGGACGGCAGTTGTTTAAATCGCCGTCCACATGAAATACTGCAAATATCTCTTTATGCGGACTTTTAAATCCGCACTTATCGCATAAGTTCTTCATTTTATACCCAGCACTTGCCCATCTGGGTAAAGTGACCCCTCTTAAACAAACACCACACTGACTTCTGTAGTAGGGTTTTTTATTTTTATAGTAATTGATGGCTACTGGCCCACGGCCGCACGAACATAATGGTCTCATATTATATTTAAGCCTTTTCGAAGCCTTTTCTCAGCTTATAACCAAGCCAAAAATCCAAAAAGCCATAAATACATTAAGAACATGTATTCATGGAGATTAATAATATGGCTCAACTAAGTTCACCAGGCGTAAGCGTATCAGTAATAGACGAATCGTTTTATACTCCGGCCGCTGCCGGTACTGTACCGCTATTCATTGTAGCGTCTGAACAAGATAAACAAAATGGTGCTGGATCGGGTATTGCACCGGGAACACAAAAAGCAAACGCTGGGACTGTATATTTGTTAACCAGCCAAAAAGATTTAAGCGACACATTTGGAGTTCCAAAGTTTTATACAGATGCTAGTAACAATCCTATTCATGCTGGTGAACAAAATGAATATGGTTTAGAAGCCGCATACAGCTTCTTAGGCGTGAGCAATCGTGCTTATGTAGTTCGTTCAGATTTAGACGTTGGTGCGTTAACTGGAACTACTACAGCTCCACACGGTGCTCCAGCAGATGGTACATACTGGTTTGATACTACAGATACAAAGTTTGGAGTATTCCAGTGGAATTCTGCACCAGGATCAACAACTGGCGGACAAACATTCACTGAACAACAAAGTGCAAACAATCTTACAGTAATTACTGATTCTACTAAGACAACAACTGGCGGTTCACCTGCTCCATTGCCAAGCATTGGACAATTAGGCGATTATGCACTAGTTGCTACAACAAGTTTAAACAAATTATGGTTGAAGAAATATCAAACTTCAACAGCCGCAGGTACTTGGGTCGAAGTCGGTACAGCCGCTTGGAGTGCAAGTTGGCCATCAGCTACTGGTACTATTGCTAACGGCACTATTACTTTGTTAAGTGGAACAGATACGTTTGTTGTAAACGGAACAACGATTACAGCTAGCGGAACTACATTAACAAGTTTAGTTGCTCAGATTAATGCTAACAGCACATTAACAACAGCAGGTATTACAGCCGCAATTATTAATGGTTATTTGAATTTGTACAGCGATGGCACAAATACAAACAATGCTACATACTTAGGTAGTATCACACTAAGCGGTTCAGCAGTTGCTAAGGTTGGATTAAATTCAACTATTTACATGTCTCCAAAATTACAATTGAGCGCACATACTAGTGTGCCATTGTTTAAAATTACTGACAATCAGTCAACAGATCACGGCGCTCCAACAGGTTCTGTATGGATTAAAACTACTAGTGCAAACTATGGTGCAGATTGGATCATCAAACAATACAGTGCTACAACAGGCTCATGGTCTGCTTTGCCTACAACTGTACAACCTAACGGACAAAGTGCATTATATGCATTAGACTTTGCAGGCGGTGGCTTGAATTTAGGTCAAGGCCAAGTATACGTAAAATACAATGACGACGAAGCAAGTCCTGCATTAGGCCATTTTAAAATTTATGCAAGAAGCGGTATTGGTGCTACTACTATCACTTCAAGTGCTGTTACTTCAAGTACATTTACTTCAGGTGCAAACACATTCAGCGTAAAAGAAAGTATTCCAGGGTCTACTAGTTTAAGTAGTTCATATGTTGTATATCCTACAGCATTAACTGGTACAGGAACAACAATTACAATGACAGTTCCTACTATGGATCCAGTGTATCTTGTAGGTCAGTCAGTTACACTTTCAGGTGTTACACCTAGTGCATACAATGGAACATATTATGTTGCTAGTGCAAATGCAACTACTGTAACATTTGCAGGTACTGCAACAGGTTCTGTAACAGTATTTGGACAAGCTACAAGTAGCGTTATTGTTAAATTTACTGCGGCTGGTGCAACATCAGATGCGGCAACATTTGCACAATATTTCAATGCCGCAATGCCAATTGGCACAAACGTTGTTGCTAGTGTTAACAGTTTAAATCAAATTGTTATTACACATGCAACGGGTGGTGATATTAGATTCCATGATGGTTTAAATGTACCTATCAGCAAGATCTTCTCAACAAGTGCAACAACAAACTTCTATCCTGATCCAAATGCAAACTTCACTACAAGATATCTTGCTAGTTTGTGGAGTCCTGTAAATAGTTTAGGAACAGCAGTAGCTCCAGGCAGTGCAACAGCACCGACATCAACTCCTGCAGATGGTACATTGTGGTATAACACATACGTATCTGAAGTGGATATTATGATTCATAACGGCACAAAGTGGTGCGGTTATTTGTCAACTGCTGGACAAGCTGTAAATGCAATTTCAGGTTCTTCAACAAGTGCTCAAGGCCCATACGTTGGTGCTACACAGCCTACCGGAACGTTTTATAACGGCGACTTATGGATTGACACAAGTGATTTAGAGCACTATCCACGTATTCATAAGTATGTTGCTAGTCGTCCTACAGGTAAGAAGTGGGTATTATTAGACAACGCTGACCAAACAAGTGAAAATGGCGTATTGTTTGCTGATGCACGTTGGAGCACAAGCTCAGACGGTACAGCAGATGCTGGAACAGCTTCTCCAAGTTTAATTACAGATTTACTAAAGAGTGACTTTGTAGACTTTGACGCTCCAGATCCTGCACTATATCCAAAAGGTATGTTGCTATGGAACTTACGTCGTAGCGGATTTAACGTATTACAATATAAAGTTGGTTATGTAGACACTTCAGGTGCAACTACAAACCCACGTTTAGGTAATACAACAATGACTACTTACTATCCAAATCGTTGGGTAAGTCATGCCGCTAATCAAGTTAACGGTGCTGGTACATTCGGTCGCAAGGCTGTTCGTGCAGTTGTGTTAGCTTCATTGAACGCTACAATCCAAGGTAATCAACAAATCCGTGATGAAGAATCACGTGTGTTTAACTTGATTGCTTGCCCAGGTTATCCAGAAACAATTAGCGAAATGGTAGGATTAAACGCAGATCGCGGGTATACTTCATTCGTAGTTGGCGATACTCCTGCTCGTTTAACACCAGATGCTACAACATTAAGCAACTGGGGTAATAACTTAAACAACGCTGTAGTAGACGGTGATGATGGTTTAATTACTACTAACCCATACTTAGGCGTATTTTATCCATGGGGTTACACGACAGACTTACTAGGTAATAACATCGTTGTTCCTCCAAGTCATATGATGTTGCGTACAATCGCCCTAAGCGATAACGTTTCTTATCCATGGTTTGCTCCAGCTGGAACACGTCGTGGTGGTATTACAAATGCAAGTAGTGTTGGATACGTTGATCCTACAACAGGTGAGTTCGTAGCAACAGCATTGAATACCGGACAACGTGATACACTTGCTAGTATCCACGTAAACCCAATCACATACTTAACAGGTATTGGATTAGTAAATTACGGTCAATATACACGTCAATTATCAGCAAGCAGTTTAGATAGAATCAACGTAGCACGTCTAGTTGTTTATCTACGCCGTCAGTTTGCTCAGTTGGCAAAACCGTATATCTTTGAACCAAACGACACAATTACACGTAACGAAATCAAACAAGCTGCCGAGCAGTTATTGTTAGAACTAGTTGGACAACGTGCATTGTACGATTATGTAGTAGTGTGTGACACAAGTAACAACACTCCTGCGAGAATTGATCGAAGCGAATTGTATCTAGATGTTGCTATTGAGCCAGTGAAAGCTGTTGAATTCATCTATATCCCATTACGTCTAAAAAATACCGGGGCCATTAAAGCCTTGGGCGGTGTATAATTAGGAGAATATTAAATGTCAGTTGCATCATTATCAAGATTTACAGTACCTTTAGCATCAGACCAAAGCTCTGCTACGCAGGGTATGTTAATGCCCAAGTTAAAGTACCGTTTTAGAATTAGCTTTGAAAACTTCGGTACTACTAAGCCTACTACAGAACTAACTAAACAAGTGGCAGAAGCCGCTCGTCCACAAGTTAGTTTTGAAGATAAGACTATTGAAGTTTACAATAGTAAGATCCACTATGCCGGCAAACCAACATGGCAAAAGATGACAGTTAAGTTGCGTGATGACGTAACTGGCGCAGTATCTAAGCTAGTTGGCGAGCAAAATCAGAAACAGTTCGATTTCTTTGAACAAAGTTCTGCGGCTTCAGGCGGTGATTACAAGTTTACTATGCGTATCGAAATGCTCGACGGTGGTAACGGAGCAGAAACAGTTAATGTGTTAGAAACATGGGAATTGTATGGTTGCTATGTTCAAGAAACTAACTTTGAAACATTAGCATACAACAGTGCAGATCCTATGATGATTACGTTAGGTATTCAATACGACAACGCACAACAAACAAGCGGTGGTTCGTTCGGAGCTCAAGGCTTTGTACAAACACGCGGTACAGCAATGACAGGCGGCGGCGGAAGTTTAGGCGCTTAATACGAAAACCCACTTCGGTGGGTTTTTTATTGATTAGCCATTAACTACCCATATTAAAAGCATGTATAAATAATAGTATGGCATTCACTCCTACAAATCAATTAGTATCAGACTCAAGCGTTACATTACGTGATTGGGAACACGCGGCACGACTCTTTGCCGATGATCAATTTAGGTTAGCTCCTAAATGGAATTTTTCCTTTCATGTGGCATTTAACATTAATCCAGCGGCTTGTAAAAATAGAT